ATAGCGAATTTCTCGTCATCATCATCACTGGCAAACCCAACACGATACACCAGGATATCACCGTCTATCAGTGCGGTTGCATTATTGAGAGACGGCTTACCCATTAGACTGCTTCTAGTGCTTCTAACTCTGCATCGTTAGCTTGTGGTGCATCATAGTGAATCAGATTAGTCACAACCACCTGACCCCTGAGTCCAGCCGACACACCTTTCTTACCCTTGTAGTTATAGGTGTAAGGATCAATGATGGCAACACACTCGGAGCCATTACCGATCTTACCTTCAATGTCATTGCCCTCAGAGTCCACCATCTTAATAGGAAAGTTACTCTTACAGGTTACATAGAACTGCTGAGTGTCTTTATGTTTCACATCAAGCATGGCTTCGTCTTGCAACTTCTCTACTGCTGCTTCTGACAGTTGCCCAATGTCAACACCATACCTACCATCATCGTAAGGTTCGCTGTGACGTGACCAAAAGACTTGACCTTTTACTTTTACTGGTTTCATTTTAATTTCCTTTAATTAATGTGTAGCTGCCCAGTTTAGTCCTACTTTAAATTCCCCGTCTAATGGGCAGCGTAACTTTAGACGGATTCCAGCTTGACGGATGGATTGTACTGCAAAGTGTCCAACCGTTTCCGCATCCTGTTCGGTTGTCTCTATCTGCCACTCATCATGTACATTGGCAACAAACCGAGCATCCATATTAGCATGAATTAACTTTCTGTTCAAGATAATTAACGCTTGTTTCATAATAACTGCACCCGCACCCTGAAGTAACGTGTTCAATGCAGCGTGTTGTGAACGAACAATCAACCTACGTCCATCTAATCCGGGGAGCCAACCCTTCTCAGCTAACCGACTGACCTTATCTCTCAGCTTCTGCAAGGCTGGCGTGTTCTTTAAGAAGCTATCAATCAACCGCTTACCTTCACGCTCGCCACCGGCTACAATCTGACCAATCTTAGCAGACCCAGCACCATAGAGAAACGCATAGATAAACGTCTTGGCTTGATCTCTATCAGTAAGCCCTGCTGCCTTCATATTAGCTGTGTGGATATCGCCTTCAAGAATCTCTCTGGTGTATGCGGGATCGTCCATGTAATGCGCTAACATCCTGAGTTCTAAGCCTGCTGCATCAGCACCGAGTAGTACATTGCCTTCATCTACTATCCACACCGACCTGCATTCCTCACCATACTCACTACCAACACGAGGTACTTGAGCAAGGTTAGGTTTGCTGTGTGTCATTCGTCCTGTGATCGCTCCGTTGGTTCTGACCTGACAATGTACCCGTCCCCTGTCAGATACATTTTCAACCCACGACTTAACTTGAGCCACCCGTTTTTGAAGGAGTAGATATCGTAGAATAGGTTTAGCTTGAGGGATTCTAACAGTTTGTAATACTTTCTCATCGACAATCACCGAGCCTTTCTCTGTTTGTTTTCTTGGTTTCCAACCAAGACTCATCAAGCGTTCCGCTATTTGCTTACGGCTTCCTGGGTTAAATACTTCTACTTTATCCTTCAATTGCTTACCTGTCTTGTCGCTAAACCTCTGCGTAGTGATAGGCTGAAAGACTTGTTGCAACTCTTCTTCAATGTCCATAAGGGTTTGCTGCCAGTTGGCAAGCATCACCATACACTTCGGTACATCTAGCTTGAATCCGTTTTGTTCTTGCTTTTTAACGACCATCGCAACCTCATGCTCAAGGTCAACTGACTTACCCCAGTCCAGTAGACCAGCATCAAGATGTGTAAATAATGAATGACTGATTTCAACATCCTGAATGCAGTACGCCACCATGTCCTCAGATAATCCACCACCAAAGTCATTGAAGTCCCCTTTTTTTAGCCCTAGCCTCTCGCCCCATGAATCGAGGGAGTGTCCTTTTTCTAGGACGGGGTTTAATAATCTTGACATGATCAACGTGTCTCTTAACGGGTTGGATTCCGTATTCAAATTCCACAGCCTGTTCAATACAGGTAAGTCGAACCCGATTATGTTGTGTCCAATCAAGAGGTCTTGCTCGTTTATGTATTGGCGTAACCCTGTTGCTTCTTTCCATGTGTTCACCTCGTTTGTGTCTATGTCTTTAGTAACAGCACACCAAATTAAGGTGGCATCCAGTCCATCAGTCTCGACATCAATCGCTAGTCTTTTCACAGGGCATCCTCGTCAAATCTTTCGACCATCCTACCCGTTTGTTTGTTGTATAGCAACCGACAAGCAGGACCAGTAAGCCCACTGAATCTGTTCTTCAGGACACGCACCTTCGTGGTATGCCTTTCTTCTTCATCCTCGTGCTGACCGTTACGCTCAAGACCTATAACAATATCCGCTACGTTACCCTGAGCTGATGACCCTTTAAGGTGAGCTAGACTGGTTAACGCTCCCTCCTCGTGACCCTTACCTTCAGGTCTTTTAAGATGGGAGACACCGAATAAACATATCCCTGTTTCTTTTACTAGGATACGAAGGTCGCGCATGATCTCTTCTAATGCTTCTCTCTCTGACCCTCGCTGTGCTCCTGCAACAATGATTGATATGTGATCAAGAAAGATATAACGACATCCTAACGCACGAGCCATGTACCTTATGCGTTTTATAATTTTATTGCCGTCCAACTCACCGTTACTGTCCAACAGAAACAATCGACCCGTCCCTAATGTTGCATCAAAAGACTGCTTGAGTTCCTCATCTGACACCTTAGTCGTAGGTAGGTGCAGTAGTTTGTTAGCGTGTAAGGACATCATCGACCTAGCGGTAGTGCGGACAGTCTCTTCCAGGAACAACAGACCCACGTTGTCTTGACTGTTGTTCAGGATGTGGTAGACAAACTCCCTCATGAACTGCGACTTACCAAGCCCTGAACCGGCAGCAACAATCACCATCTCATTCGGTCTGATACCGTACGTCAGGTCATTCAACCCCTTGTAAGGATAGTTGATTAGACTGTTTTCCATCGGTGCGCTGACTATATCCCACAAAGTACTTCCATCCACAATCCCGTCAGGCACAAACCGTTCAGCGTTCCACCATTCTTTAACGAACGACTCACCCCGACTGTTCTGTAAATAATCACTGGCATCTTTGATACTCCCATTGTTCTTAAAGACTTTAACCTTAGACCCAAACAACTCCGCTACTTGTTGTGATGCTTCTCTACCTTGCGGGTCCATATCGAAACAGACAACAATCGTATCAAAGCTGTCAATGTACTCGAAGTTATTCTTGCAGTCATTCAAGGCTGACCCAGCCCCGTTACGCACACTGACCACAGGGTAGGTGCTGACACCACCGAGCATTTGCCAGGCACTCATAGCATCGAACTCACCCTCGCAGATCGTCAGTATACTCTGCCCTGAACTGAACAGGTGTTGCCCGAACAGCTTACCATCACGCCAATTTCCGGAGATGCTGAACTTCTTGTCATCCACCTGACGCTTCTTGTAAGCCACTACGTTGCCCTGATTGTCACAGTATGGGAAATGGTAATGATTATCTGACTCGAATGTACTGAAGAACTCACAGGTGTTTCGTGAGAGTTTCCTATCAAGAATGGTCTTGAATGTACCATGAACCTGAGTGAATCCCTTCGACCCACTGACTACCTTGAGTGAATCTTCAGTCTGTTTAAACGTAGCTTTGTTGCAACTGAAACACTTAGTCCCCCAGTCGTAAATCGTTAGTGCATCTGAACTCCCGCAGTCACTGCAGGGTTGTGCTGTTAGTATCTGTACTCCCATTATGCTGACTCCTTCTGTGCTTTGATAGCTTGTCTACGCTCTTCCCAAGCAATAGCCCCTAATTCCATTTGCTTTTCATACCGCTCTTGTAACTCACAAATCACATCTTGCAACCCATCTAGCTTTTCTATGTGATCGTAAGCCTCAAACTCTTTACTGTATTTAACAATTGCCTTCTCATTGTTCCAATTATAGGTAACACTTAACATTTTATGACGCATCTATCGTTCTCCTTAAATTAGTTTACAACTGCTTAAAAATCTGCTAAAATAAACCACTATGTAGCATTAAAAGAAAACATTCTGGACCTTTAATCTTTTAATTAATTAACACTCTTAGAGTCTACAGTCTTTAACTCCATAGCTATATCCAACAGGTCATACATCACCTGCTCAGTGCCATGAAGCAACATCAGCTCTGCCATATCCGCTAACACTGCATAGTAGTGCGCTTCATCTTCGTAGTCTTCACTCATGTTTTATCCCTTTGTATCGCTGTTACCCAAACATCTTCCGTCACCTCTTTACCTGAGATGTAGAAACGCTTGGTATGGTTAGTCCAAATCATCTGGTATTTAGGACGATCATCCCGAAAGATCTCGTACACTGCTTTAGTATCCCTCTCAGAGGTCATCAGAGCCACCCTGTTGCGTTGGGTCATCCAGGGTATAGTCTACCAGCCCTTCATCCTCGAAGCGTCTTAGATCGTCAGCATGATGCTTTAAATCTGGACGGTCCAACAATAGAACATCTTCCATGTCGGAACTGAATAGGCAG